AACTTTCATTTATGTCTCCTTTTTATTTCCAAATTCTTCATCTACTAATTTTTGAATTGCTATTCTTATTGCCTCTCCTCTGCTTATTCTGTGTTTATACGCATATCTTTCTATTTGAGTTATTAAATCATTGTCGGCTTTGAAACTAACAACTCTTTGGCCCATTTAAATTACCCCTTCTACTTTTTTTACTGTATTCATTTTTCCAACAGTTATTCCAATTGTAAATTCTTTATCTTCCGAAAATTTATATAGTCTAATTTCAAAGTAGAACGTTCTATTTCTCATGATTAGATAACCACTAATTGTTCTTTCCTTTTTTGCATAAAAAAGAATTTCAAATTTTCCCGAAAAGTTTATTGCACCATTTAAAATGTTATAAATATCTTCTTCTTCCATTCTATTTATTATATTTTTAATTTCTTGAAGTGTATTTGAGTCCATTTCTCGTCGTTATAACGTTGTAATATGACGTTTAAAAAGATTTTTATTTTTAGTTCTTGAGTTTAGAACAATGTACCATAACATTTCCTCTTAAATTCACAGTTTTTACAGAAATATGAATTTACAGGAGGTATATTTCTATGATCTTCCATCTTTATATACTCCTTGAATTTCTTTATCCATTCAATCGCTTTTTGTATATATTCATCTATTAATTTTTTATCTATTAGAAATTGTTTAACTTCTCTATTTATCCTATTCAAATATATAATATAGATATTATCTATTTTATAATTCTGTTGTTGAAGTAGATAATAGTATATTGCAACTTGGTAAAGATGATAATCTTTTATTTGAAAATAGTTGGTAGAGATGGTTTTAAGCTCTATAAGGTCATTATTACAAATTAAATCAATTCTTCCCGATATTTTCATTCCCTCAATTTCGCCGTTTACCTCAATTTCAGTTTTACAATTTAATTTTTCTTCAAAATAATGCTCAACTTTTTCGTGATATTGTTCTCCTAAGTCAAGACTGATTTCATTTACAGCTTTCTCAAATTCAAATTTTCTACTAAAATAGCTTTTTCTAAAACATATTCCAATTTCAGATGGAAATATTGTATCTTCTGGATATTTCATTTTAAAGCTTTGTTTTACAAATTCTTCATAATTCATAATTATTCACCACTAAGGTTAGTAAAACGCATAAAATTAATCATCTGATTACATATTTCATCATTAGATTTTTGGCCTATTTGTAGATCAATATCAAATGCCTGAAGAATTAATTGAATATCAATACTTTGTTCTTGTCTTCTTGATTGAAGAGTATCACAAGTTACGTAATTTGTAGTTCTATTAATCTTATCCTGAATGATTTCTACTAAGGCTTTCAAAATTGAGGGATATAAAACTCTTCCATTTATTACCCTTTCATAAGTTTTTTTAATCGCTAATTGAATAATGTGAATTCTATCTAAAATTGCGGGAGTAAATATTTCATAATTTTGAAGATAATCTTCAAGATCTGGAGTTCTCAATCTGTCTATTGTCATCGAATATGGATTTCCTGCGTAAATTATCGGAATACATTTTTGAATTGTAGCAGATTTTGACTCTGAACCGGCGCCTCTTGTCCATATACAATTTTCAATTCCAGTTGATAGTGTTGAATTTATAGCACTTAATTCTTTTGCAGAAAATCCATCTTTCCAAGTTTGGATTTCGTCAAAAATTAGGCCATTCGATAAAAAGACAGCCCCGTACATATTATTTCGTGCATCATAAACCAAATTTGCATAAGTTGGCGATTCGGTATAGTATCTAAAGTTAAAAACTTCTTGGAGAATCATAAATGTTGTAGTTTTTCCAGTTCCCCTATTAGAAATTTCTATCATATTTATTTGACGTTTAGTAATTGGAGATTTAAATAATGGCATTAGCCTAGGAAATGTAAGAAATATGTCATTTACTTCCATTTTTGTTGGATCATATCCAAAAGCTTGTAATAATAAAGCATAAGTTTGTTTTTGCGAATTGGCTAAATCAAATAATTCTTTTGCAATTTCGTAATTATTCGGTGGTTCTATTGAATATATATCTTTTATATACCAATTTTCTACTCCCTTCCGTATTTTTACAAACATATAGCTAGTTATTAAATTGTAAAAATCATCAGGATTATCAGCAATTTGATGAGGGTCGAAAGAACCTATAAATCCGTTTTGAAATCTTGCTATTATTTCATCTCCTTTTACTTTAAAGTTAGTAATTTTAGAGATGAATTTTATTTCATTGAAAAATGGCAAGTTTGAGTTAAAATATTGTTGGTCAGTGCCACGTTTATAAGCTTTTAAAATTCCATTTTTCTTGGATTCATCAATTTGTTTTTCTCCAATTATAAGATTTAGAATTCTTTCGGTATCACGAGGGTTGTAGAAAAATGAGTGAGATTTAACTCTATCGAGAAATGGTAAAGAACTGGTCATGAAGAAAAAAAGATCTTATGACGTTTTAAAACTCTTCCTCGACATTCTTTTTACTGTTCTTTTTTGACTTTTCCTCTTTTTGTGTTTCTTCTTCCTGTTGTAATTCTAGTTCTTCTTCTTGAACCCTATTTCCATTCCTTGGAGTGAATCGTATGTATTCATTGAGTGGATCAGCATATTTTTCTAGAAACTCTGAGATTAGTCTTAAATCTTCTGCATCATTAGCCGTTATTCCTATTTGTTTTCTGAAATTATTTTGGCTATGTATTGTCATTGAATATCTTACCGAATTGCCGTTAGGAACTGCATTTAACTGAACTACTATTCTCCTTATTCCCTTAATTTTTAGAACTCTTGAAGTTATCTTTTGTGTTTGTTTTGCCTGCCTTCCTAACTCATCTATTATTTCCTTAAGGGACGTCATGTATACTCCCTATCTAAAAACTTAGAATATGACATATTTATATATTTATAGTTATGTGGAAGAAGACGAAAGTAGATATAAAAAAATAATTAACTTATTTGGAAGAATATAGATCTTATAATTTTCGCAATTTTAATATTATACTTCCTTGACAATTCTTCTAGTTTTTGGTAGTATAATTCGTCTACTGTAAAAAATACTCTTTCATCATATACATCTCTACTCTCTATTTCTCTAAATTCTTTTTGTTGGTTTATTATTTTGTCTAACTCTTGTTTTATTAACTCTCTTTTCTCATAAAAAATATTTTTATGCCTTGAAGGTATTCTAAGTTCTATATACTTATTTTTTTGTTTCTTCATAACTTTCTCTTTCAGCATCAAGGATATAAACGTTACATATACATTTAAATGTCAGGTTTTCAAATGAGACTATGGGTTATGAAAAAGTTTTTAGCTTTCACTTTCTTTACACTTACACTTATTTTATCACGATTGCCACAAATTATCGATACTATTCAACTGCGTCAATATTTCAGAAGTTTAAGAATTATGCTTATGGGCATGATAGAAATTCACATATTTTTTCAGTTAAGGAATATACTACTAGATTACATGGCTTACATTATCATATTTTATATTTTACTAATAAGAAATTGGATTACTCCAAAGTTCATGAAAAGATGCCAAAACATTCAGATATTAGAATTCAATTAGTTCCGAAAACAAAAAGTGACATAAAAAAAGTTTTTACTTATATGAATAAGTCTAAAAAATAAATTACTTAGTTTGAGATTGTTGCTGAGAACTTTGTTTTTTCTGTGCTAAAGCATTTACATCTGAAAGAGTGTCCATATTTAAAAGTGCATTAACTCCAAGTGTAGTAGTATCTTTTATTGATTCAATTGCTGAAATTGTGCTTTTTGTCATTTCATTTATTGCATTTTGGAAAGTTTCATTATTTTGCTTTTGATTGAAAAGATGTACAATTTCTCCGACTACATAGCTAGCTATTAGCACTCCCATCAGTACTAGAAATCCTTCTAATGCCGTTGAACTTAGGGCCATATTGATTCTATTTTTAGAAAGTCACCTAGTAATAAACTTTTCTCAAAAAATCAAAATATATAAATATGTCATAATATTCATTCATGAAGTGAGGAAAAATGACGGGAAGTGTCGAACAAAGTTCGCCACAAAAGGTGAAAAATCAAAAGGTAGTTTTCGGAATAAATATAGATAAAGATTTAAAAATGAAGTTAAAGAGATATTGCGTTGAACAAGATATGACGCTAACTGAGGCTATTGAAGAGGCATTAGAAGAATATTTGCAGAAAAGAGGAGTAAAATAGAATCCCTTAGAAATCTTTTGAAATAAGTAAAAAAACTCTTTTTTAACTTTCCTTCTTATTTTCAAATTTCGGCAATGTGACATTATTCTGATTTTGGTATTTACCATGATATGGGTTTTCAACTGGTGTTAATGTTTTTGCAAAAATTAGATGTAGAAATCTTTGTCCAGATTCAAGTTTAATTGGAAATTCTGAACCTACAATTTCAATTGTCAATTGGCCTTTAAATCCAACATCTACAATAGTTGGCGGTATGAAAAGACCGAGTCTAGCGAAAGTTGATCTCAAATTCACGAAAGCCATTACGTCATTTGGCAATTCAATATATTCCATAGTTGTCATTAGGACATGTTCATGTGGAAAAATTATAAAATAATTAGAGTTTGTGACAGTATAGAAATCTTCAACATTTTTATTGACCTCAAAAACTTGATCAATTTTTGACAATCTTGCAAAACTTGAGCCGATTCTCAAATCTATGCCGTTTTCTCTAATTA